TTACACAAAGAACAGATGTACAAACAGATTTATCATTTTATAGGAATAGATAATGCAAGTACCTTTTGGAGAATGGCTACCTGATCAACCTGAGCACTTAAAACCAGGTGCTAATGTAGCAACTAATGTATATCACGCACTTAATACTTATAAAAGATTTCCATCTTTAGTTGATTATACTTCAAATACTATAAATACTAATGCTAGAGGTGCAGGTTCATTTAGAGATAATTCCAATAATATTTTTAACTTTGTAGCAACAAATACAAATATATATCAATTAGCTACAGGAACATTTACATCTAGAAAATCTGGACTTTCTGGTACTAATACAGATTATATTACATTTACACAATTTGGTAATTATGTAATTGCAAGTAATGGTGTAGATGCACCACAATATTATTTAATGGGAACATCTACAAACTTTGCTAATTTGAGTTCTATAGTTACAGCAGGAGTATTACCTACATTTAGAGTATCAGGAGTTATTAGAGATTTTTTTGTTACAGGTAATCAACCTACAAATACAAATAGAATACAATGGTCAGGTATTAATGATTTAACTACTTGGCAAGGTAAACAAGCAGACTTTCAAGATTTACCAGGATCAGGTGGTAGAATAGTACATATTACATCTGGTGAGATAGGATATGTATTTAGACAAAACCAAATCATTCGTATGGACTTTGTTGGTGGATCTGTAGTATTTAGATTATCAGTTATATCACCAAACAGAGGAGCTGTTTATGGACAAACAGTTTGTCAAGATAATAGAAATGTATTCTTTTATTCTGATGATGGATTCTATCAATTATCAGGAGATACAATATCACCTATTGGTGCAGAAAAAGTAAATAGATTTTTTGATCTAGATCTTAATAAAGCATATACAGATAGAATAAAAGCAGCTGTTGATCCATTTAATCAATTAGCATTATGGGCATATCCGAGTATTAATACACCATCTAATGCTGCAGGTTTATGTGATAGAATTATTATATATAATTATGCAACTAAAAAGTGGTCATTAGCAGAAGCTAATACAAGTGTAATCTTTCCACAATTTGTTGGAGCTTTTACAGTAGAGTTAATGGATATTATATCTGAAAACTTAGAAAATATTAATGCAGCTCTTGACACAGACTTTTGGAATGGTGGTCAAATGTTTTTAGGAGCTATAGATGAAAATTTTAAAGCAGCTATATTTTCTGGAAACTCTAATGAATGTGAAGTAGAAACAGCAGAATTAGAACCTTTTCCTGGACTAAGAGCTAATATTACAGGAGTAAGACCAATTGTAGATGCAGTATCTACATTAACAGTTAAGACTAAAGAAAGAGTAGCTGATAATGAAACTGAATCTACATCAGTAACACAAAATAATAGTGGTATGAATCCAGTTAGAAAATCTGGAAGATATATTAGAGCTAATGTTAAAATACCATCAAAAACAACATTTACTCATGCACAAGGAGTAGATTTTGTATTAAGTAAAGCAGGAATAAGATGAGTGATAATAATGATATAGATAATGTAAGATATTCGTTTGAATCACAAGAATTTTTTCAAAGACAACTAGAACAAAGTGTGAACGAATTAATTAATAAAAATAATATAGAAAATGACAAAGCATTTGCTTGGTTCATGAGTTAGGAGAAAAATGGCAGGAATAAAAGATTATAGTACAACAGCTAGTAATAATACTTCAGTAGGAGGTGTTAGTATTGCAGAAGGTATGTTACCTTCCAATATTAATAATGCTTTTAGAGCTATAGCTGCTGATATTAGAGAATTTTACAATGACTCACAATGGGTTATATATGGTGATGGAGATGGTGCACATACTTTTGCGTATGTAAGTGGAACAGCATTTACAGTTGCTGGAGCTAATGTAACAGCATTTTATCATGCTGGTAGAAGGGTAAAAGCTGTAGGTTCATCTACAGGAACTATTTTTGGAACTATAGCTAGTTCATCTTTTTCTACAAATACAACAGTAAATGTAACTTGGGATTCAGGATCTTTACAAAATGAATCTCTTGTTATTTATGTTGGAGCTTTATCCAAAACAAATAATTCAATTCCTACAGGCATAATTACATCTACAAATTTATCTGGATTACTTGTAGATAATTCATCTCATTCTGGATCAACTCCAGGCGACACAACAGTTTTTACAACAGCAGCTTCTGATTCTAGATATTTTAGACAAGATTCTTCAGAGACAATTTCATCTGGAGATACTTGGTCATCAAATGATAATAGAATAGCAACGACTGCTGCTATTGATGCTAGAGTAATAGATTTAGTAGATGATGTAGGTGGATTTGTTCCAATAGCAAATGAAACAAGTTTTCCAAATGCTAATCCAGATGTTAACAATGCAGCTGGAACAATAGTAAGTATTACATCATTATCATCAGATTTAACTTCCAATAGCTCTGGAGTAATCACTATAGCTAATGGAACAGTAGGAAATTCTACAGTCACATTAAATGGGTGTGGAAATGCAGTTACATTTGCAACTGGTTTTGGACTATTAGTTGAAACAACAAATACGCTTAACACTTACACATTTGTAAGATTAGTTCCAAAAGCAACAGAAGTAACTACAGTTGCAACAAATGCAACAGCAGTAACAAACGTATCTAATAATATTAGTGCCATAAATACAGCAAATTCTAATTCTACTAACATAAATACAGTAGCAACAAATATTGGAAATGTTAATAATGTTGGAAACAACATTGGAGCTGTAACAAACGTTTCAAGTAATTTAACTGGCATTAATGCTTTTAATGAAAGATACAGAGTAGCATCATCAGACCCTTCTTCATCATTAGATGCTGGAGATCTGGTTTTTAATACTTCTTCAAATGAACTAAAATTTTATTCAGGATCTTCTTGGAATGCTATAGCATCACAAGATATCAATGTCAAAGTAACAGGCAGTGATACAAGCTCAGGAGTTCTAAATGATAAAATATTAGTTTCTGGAGGATTAACAAAAACTGTAACCAATTCAGGTTCTAACGAAAAACTTACTTTATCTGCACAAGCAGCTGAAGTATATGGTTTTATTACAACAGATACTGATAGCGATGGTATAAAAGATACATTACAAGTCGTTACTACAAATGGTGGACAAGACAATATTAGTTCTACTGTTTATAATAGCTTTACAGATGTAATCTATGGAGCTAGTGGAATGACTTGGAGCATTACAAATGATGGTAATTTAAGAGTAACAATATAAAGGAGAAAATAAATAAGGAGAAAATATGGCAACAATTGACTTAGGAAAAATAAAAATGACATTTCGAGGTACTTATAATAATAGTACTTCTTATCTTGTTGATGATGTAGTTGTTTTTACAGATACTGGAGTAACATCTACTTATATTTGTAAAACTAATAGTACAGGTAACAATCCATCATCAGGAGGAACAGCTCACGCAAACTGGGCATTTATGGCAAAAGGTGTAGCTCTTTCAGGCTCAGCTCATGGAGATATACCTTATTTTAATGGATCATCTTTCGTTCCGCTATCAGCTGGAACAAATGGTTTCTTTTTAAAAACACAAGGCAGTGGTGCTGCACCAGTATGGGCAGCTTTGAATGAATATGATGATTCACAAGTACAGAATAACATTGCTCTACTAGCTTTTAAAATTCAAACACAAGAATCATTAGCTAAATTTAATTTAGATGATCAAATAGTAGATGAGTTTATAGATCAAACTGGTGTAGATACATCAACATCAACTGGAGAAGCTTTTGTAGATGGTGGATGGAGAGGAGTACAAGGTGCTAGAAACTTCTGGGGAAATGGTTCTGATGGTATTGGTAATATTACACAAAATACAAACTTTGTTGTTCCTAATACATCTGGTTCATTTGATGGAGATACTGTCATCAAACATTATACATCATTAACAATAAACGCAGGAGTAACAGTATCAACTGCTCAACCATGTAGAGGACTTTTAATTTTTGTTGATGGTAATTGCACATTGAATGGTACTATCTCAATGAGAGGTAAAGGACCATTTGCTGATCCAACAAGTGCTGGTGGTTCTGATAATGCTGTAGTAGATAGTAATGGATTACGAATACCTTACTTACATTCAGCATCAAGTGAAACTTTATCATCTGTTAGTTTTGCTGGTATGGGTACTGGTGCTGTTGCTATTGCTGGTAGTTTTCCTGCAATATCAAGTAATGGAAAAATATTTAACATAGACCGACAAGGTAATAGTGGTGGGGGATCTGTATCTGGTTCTTCTTCAAATGGAAATGCTGGTGGCTCTGGTGGAAGTAAAACTGGAGGAGGAGGTAGCGGAGGTGCTCACGATAGTGGAACTTCTGGACCTGGATCACATGGATCATGTTTTGGTGGAGGCTCTGCAGGCGGAGGAGCTAGAACTGGATCTGGAGGAACTGCTGTTGCATTCGGAGGTCAAGGAGGTTCTGCATCTGGTGGAGCATCTGGATCATCTGGTGGTATGGGTAATCCACATGGAACTAATCATTCAAGTGTAACTGATGGTTCAAGTGGCGATCCCGTTGGTACTGGTGGTATGGTAGGATTATTTGTAAAAGGTAATCTAACTATAGGTGCACAAGGTGGTATTGATTGTAGAGGATCAAGAGCTGATACTCCTCAAAGTGAAGGTGGTGGAGGAACATCTGGTTCTGGTGCCATCTTAATAGGTTACGCTGGTACTTTATCAAATAGTGGAACTGTTACTGTAGCTTCAGTTGCTGGAAACCAACAAGGAAATGGTAAAGGTGGTGCTGGTGGTGCTGGTATGACAGAAATTGCACAAGTAGATGAAGCTCCTGGAACTGGTGGAAATATGACATTAGTTTCAAATACTATTACAGCTAATGCTGCTCCAACTAAAGGAGATTTTATAATGCAATATAGAGATTTTGCTGGAACGAACACTATCAATACTGATATTAAAGCATATATTTCTAGAGATAATGGTTCTACATATACGCAAGTAACATTAGTACAACAAGGTACTATTGCTAGTCCTATTAAACTATTATCTGCACATAATGTAACTTTAGGTGGTAGTGCAACTACAAATTTAAAATGGAAAATTGAAACACTAAATCAATCTAATAGTAAGAGTGCAAAAATAGATAGTGTTGCAATTGGTTGGTCATCATAGTATATATAATATTATATGGCTCCATATTCTAATAAAATAGATTATGAAATTGTAGGTAAAGATTGTCCTGTTATGGTCTTTGATAACTTTTATAATGATCATCAAGTAGAAGATATTTGGTATGAGTTAGAAGGATATAGCAGGACTAAAGACAGACAACTTTGGACATCTAATTTGCAAGATACAAATAGAGCAAAAGATAGTAAAGGTAATTCATTAGCAACAAATGAAAGAATATATTTAGATCAACTATATCAAAATAGATATACATCTATGATATTGTATCATTATAAAAAGATAATGAGTCCAGCTGTAAGAGAAGCATATAAAAATCTATCAGCTCCAACAAGAAATATAGATAATGTTAATAGAGATTACTCTATGATATCATATTATACTGGTGGAGATAAATATGATTTTCATAAAGATAATGCAACTCATACAGCTTTATGGTGGACTTATAAAGAACCTAAAGGATTTTCTGGTGGTGATTTAATTTTAAAAGATGGAGATTTCACAGTAGATTGTAAACATAATAGATTAGTTATGTTCCCATCTTTTTATCTTCATGCTTCTACTCCAATAATAATGGAATATGATAATGATGATGAAAGATTAGGTAAATATACTATCTCTCATTTCTTTAATATTAATACTTAAACTCATGGCTAATAACTATAAAAATGCTAAAGTAGATTTAACTACTAATAATCTTACTAATGTTTTAACAGCAGCAACAGATAGTACAATTATAGTAAAATCTATATTAACATCAGAAGATACAGGTAATACACCTACATTAACATTATCATTAGTTAATGGATCTGATACTTTTAATTTATATAAAGATAAATCATTTAGTTCCAAACAAACAATAGAATTACTTACTCAACCTTTAGTAATTAGTTCAGGAGAAATATTAAAGGCACAAGCATCAGCTGCTAATCAGTTACATATAGTTGTCTCTTATTTAGAAATAACGTGATCGAACTGGTTAGAATACCAACAGAAAATGTTAATGATGCTTGGCACATGGTATCTGCTAGTATTGCAGATGCATTATCAAGAAATCAATATTGCACATCAGATCATATTAAAAAATGGATCTTAGAAAATAAAATGCAATTATGGATTCTTTGGGATTCAAAAGATAAAAAGTATTATGGAGTAGTTGTTACAGAAATAATACAAAGACCATTACAGCGATGTTTGAATATTAAAATCATGACTGGTAATCATCGTGAAAAATGGCAACATCTAATAAAACAAATAGAAGATTTTGCATGGCAAAATAACTGTGATTTATTAGAGTTAGTAGCGAGACCTGGATGGAAACGTGTACTTAAACCATTTGGTTTTAAAGAAAGTCATGTATTATTAGAAAAACATAAGGAGAAAAAATAATATGTCATTTGGAGGAGGAGGTGGTGGAGGAACATCTACTACAACAAGTAGAGTAGAACCTTACGCACCAGCACAACCAGCTTTAAATCAGATTATATCTGAAGCTGGAACTATATATGGTCAAGGACCAGCAGGTACTGGTTATGTGCCACCATCACAACAAACATTACAAGGTTTAGCTGCACAAGAACAAATAGCTGGAGCTGCTAACCAACAAATTATGGATACTATACAAGGCAAGTTTACAAATCCTTTTTTATCTCCTTTGATTGCACAAGCTGGACAAGATATCTATACAAATGTTGCATCTCAATTTAGTGGAGCAGGTAGAACACCTACAAGTATGGGTGCTCAAAATACTGTTATTTCACAAGTTGCAGATAGAGCATTACCATTAGCATTTAGTCAATTAGAAAGAGAAAGAAATAGACAATTACAAACAGCACAACAAGTGCCAAGTTTAACTGCTGTTGGAGGAGCTTTAGAAGATATACAAGCTGAAAGACAATTAGCTCCAATGGCTGCATTACA